AGTTCCTGAACCCGCTACGTATGGAATGATGGCTGCCGGTTTGATCGGACTCTACTTCACCAAGCGCCGGTCCTAATCAGACTCCCTCCGTAACACGACCCCGGTAATTGGTAAGGGCCAGGACTGATCGGCAGATCCTCCTGGCCCTGTTTTTTTTGCCTTGCGCGCCAAGCGGCTATATACTCAACATCAAGATGCCGACTCCCGAGCCTGATCCGGACCCTGAGTTTTCCAAGCTCTTCGATCCCACTGAGCCATATCCGCCCGAGGAAGGCGAAGCCGATATCCCCGACCCTGACCCCGCTGAAGTAGAGGAGCTCACCTGACATGGCTGCGATTAAACTCGATCAGAACGGTCTCCCGATCAATCCTGATTTCTTCGGCACGGGCGGACTCGGAGGCGCTCTCGCCACTCTTCCGCAGACGCCGCAGACGCCGCAGGTGAACCCCGGCACCCCGCCCCCCACCACTCCCGCCGGAGTCACACCGCCCGGCCAAGGCTTCTTCGGCGGTACTTCGCCGTTCCAGCAAAACGTGACAGGCACGCTTAACAACGAGACGGTGCCGTTCAACTCGAACCAGTACGTCACTCCCCAAGCCGCGCAGCAACTCGGCTCCCTGTTGGGTGCCAATGTCGTGGAACAGAACACGCAGGGGATGGCAAGCCCCGGCTCCGGCGCACCTTCCGCCCCGCTTCTGGGGTTGGATTTCCAGGGCCGCGGCGACGTTCAAGATGCCGCGATGGGCGCTACTCAGTTGGCTCGTGGCGATAGACCTGAGGACGTGGCCGCGCGCTACAAGGCAGGGCTCACTACGAAAGCGTGGGCTGGTGATAATCCCGTCCCTCAGCTAGCCGAAAATTGGGATGCGCCGTACTGGAACCGCTCCACGCCTGTCTCGACCAACACGCCCAACGCCGAGCAGGCTGGCTTCTTCGGCCAAGGCGGCGGCTCCCCCGATCAACAGCAGGCTTTCTTCACTTGGCTCCGAGGGCAACTCGGCCAAGCCTAAGTATTGACAGTTCTTATATTTCAGGTCTACACTCAACCCAACAAGGACTGCGGTTCCTCCTATCCAGCGCAGTCTGCGACAGTTGTTGGGCACGATCTGGTTTCGATTGGTTTCGGGCGGTTCGCTTAGTGTGATCCATCGCCGCCCGGGAAAAGGGCCGGACGCATCTGACTAAGCGCCCGGCCTTCTTTTTGAGGAATCTGATTTGGCAACTGAACTAAAGAGTCTGTCCTACCGCCACCAGGCTTTGCTGAACTGGATGCTCGCCAACCCCCACCGCCAGTTGCGGGAAGCGGCGATCGAACTCAACTACGGCCGCCAATACATCCACATCCTCGTCCACAACGATCTCTTCCAGCAGGCGTATAAGGAAGCCTGCAAGGAAGCCGGCAAGGAAGCCGTGTTCGCCGGGGCGCAGATCACGGAGAAGCTTACATCGCTCGCCCACCGCTCGCTTGATGAAGTGGATAGGCGCCTGGAAGAGAACGAACTCGAGTCGCGCGAGCTGCTCACCGCCGCCAAACTCAGCTTGACCGCCCTCGGCTACATCAACCCCAAGGGCTACTCGACCGACATGCACGTCCATTCGCACCTGCAGGTCGACGTGAACATTATTAATGAGGCGCGCGAGCGGGCGCTCCAGCGCCGTGCCCCCCTCGTCATAGAAACCCAACTCGAAGAATCAGGAGAGTGAAATGCAAACCACCACGATGGAAGAACTCGCCGAGCGCCTCTACACGGCCAAGGCCCAGATGCTCGACTGGATGACCGCCGATACGCTCGCCCCCATCCCCACATGGAGCGAGACCCAGCGTACCGTGAAGAACGCCTGGTACCTCGTCGCCCAGCAGTCGATCGACGCCGAGGAGGAAACTCCGCCTCCCCCGCCGCCTATCCTCTTTGAAGCATCCGCCGGCGAGTCGAAAGATGAGAGGGCCATCGACATCCTCGGCCCCCATCCGCAGTGGGCTGCGCTCTCACCGGACGTCCAGACCGATTGGGCCGTCGTCGGCCAGGTCGCCACCGATGTCCAAGAAGATCTGAGGCGCGATGTAAAGCCGCTGCCGCTCAAGAAGAAGCAGCACGCCACCGACGAGCCGGTCGACCTGCCCGAACCCATCACCGGCCAGGCTTCGGTTACCTCGGCGCAACTCCTGGCTCTGGTGGCCACGCCCATCTCGCTGGTCCCCGCGCCCGCCGCCGGCATCCAACTCCAGTTCGTCTCCGCGGCGCTCTCCTACACATTCGGCACGCTCGCCTACGTGGCCGGCGCGAACCTGCTCGTCGTCAAGGCAGGCGGCACGGCAGTCTCGAATACTCTGCCCGCCGCCGGCCTCCTCGATACCCCGGCCAGTTCTACCGGTTCGATCACCGCCTTGCCCTATCCGCAGAACGTGGCGCCCGAGGCCACCGCGCTCATGCTCCACATCGAACCCGCCGATGTGACCGGCGGCGACGGCACGCTCACCGTCGACGTGACCTACCGCGAGATCTCCACGGCTCCCGCCGCAGATGCGGAGGCGCTGGAGTCTCCGCTGATGTCCCGCAAGACTTCGATCGGCGGGGCAGCCATGGCGGCCAAGCCTCTCGCTGGAGGCATCATCGCCAAGGGCAAAGGAAAGTAAAGTCCTCGCGAGGGACTCTAACCGATTCCTCGTTTGATTCGATCCAAGGAGAATTGAACAGATGAACGAAAAAGATACGGGCTACTCGAAGCCGGAGCCTACGCCGCTCCCGGCCCCTGCGCCCGAGCATACCGCCGAAGGGCTGGCCGAGAAACTCTTTGCCGCCTGGGCGGCTTACTGGAAGTCGGGCGACAAGGTTCCCGCCTGGAAGGACGCCGACCTGTCGATCAAGCTCCGGTGGCGCGCGGTGGCCAATCTCGCCATCGGCCGCGGCCCCTTCGACGATCCCGATGAACACCGCCGCCAGGCCGAGGACGACCGTGCCGCCTTCCAGCACGTCCGCGATATGGCCTTCGCCGACACCAATCCCAAGCCGAAGACCAAGGATGACAAGGACAAGGACGACAAGGATGCCAAGCATCCCAAGGAGCCGCCGGTCGGTCCTCCGTTCCCGCACAAATAGCCGATGAAGCAGACACGCTCCCCGTCCGTCGACCTCAACGAATTAGTATCGCTGTGCGCCACCGATGGGGAGCTTTTCTGCCGCACCTTCTTCCCCTCCGCTTTCCGCCAGTCGAGCCCCGCGTTTCATCGGGAGATGTGGGACGATCTGATCAATCCCGCCGTCAATTACGTCGCCTTCGCCGTCTTCCGCGGCGGGGCCAAGACCACCCTGCTCCGAGCCTTCACCGCCTGGTCGATTGCCTACCGGGCTTCCCGCACCATCGCCTACCTCGGAGCGTCTTCGGACAAGGCGCACGAGTCCGGCGACTGGCTGCGCCGCCTGATCGAAGGGAACTCCGAGGACGGTCTCTCCTTCGCGCAGGTGTTCGGTCTCCGGCCGGGGAATGTGTGGAATTCCGACCGCCTCGATGTACTCTGCCGCTTCGCTCCGAACAAGCCGGAAACTACCATCTCGCTCGTCGCCCTCGGCATCACCTCCTCGGTGCGCGGCCTCAATATCGCCAATTACCGGCCCGATTTGGTGATCCTCGACGACGTGCAGACCGAGGAGAACGTCGGCAACGAGACGCAGCGCGCCAAGCTGAACGAGTTGGTCTACGCCTCGATCGTCAATACGATGGCGCCGCGCAGTGAAGCGCCCAATCGCAAGATGGGCTTGCTGCAAACGCCCATGCGCCCGCAGGACTTGATCGCTCGCGCGGAACAAAATCCTGACTACAAGTTCCGTAAGTTCGGCATCCGCAACGAGGCGGGGCGCAGCCGGTGGGAGGAACGCTTCCCTACCGAGGAGATCGACCGGGAGGAGGAGGCGGCGAGAAGGGAGAACCAGCATTCTTATTTCTGCCGTGAAAAGCTCTGCCACCTCGTCCCCGACGAGGGCATGTTCTTCCGGATGTCCGACCTCCGTTACTATGAAACACCTCCCGCCAATATGGTCACCGCTTATGCTATTGATCCTGTGCCTCCTCCAAGCGCCGCACAGGTGGCGGGAGCGCTCTCGAACAAGGACTTCGAGGCGCACGTCGTTGTCGGAATGACTGCCGCGCGCGACGTCTACATCCTTGAATACGCCACCTCGCGCAATCACGCGCCCGACTGGTCGGCGACCACGTTCTTCATGCTGGCCGGGAAGTGGAAACCCATCCGGGTACGGGTCGAGGGAGTCAATTATCAGGCCACGCTCAAGTGGTACCTCGACGAGGAGATGAAACGCCGCGGCCGCTTCCACGCCGTGGAGATCTGGAAAGACCCGCGCGCCAAACCCATCAAGATCCGCCAGGGCTTTGCCGGTCTCGCCGCGAATGGCAAGCTCTACGTCCGGCGCGACATGCTCGAGTTCCTCACGCAGTACGAGTCCTATCCCGGCGTCGACCACGATGACGTTCTCGATGCCGCCCAGATGGCGATCTCCCTGGTCCTCGAACTCTCCGACAGCATTGGGCAATTCGAGGATCTAGCCGGCTCCATGAAACAACTGGAGTACGCAGGATATAGGCAGTGCCCATGAAGGAGAACAAATGGATGCGTTAATTCAGCTCATTATCTACATCGTGATCTTCGCGGCGGTGGCTTATGGCCTCTGGGTAATTTGCGTCAAGTTCGGGGTTCCGCAACCGATTACGTGGATTGTCGGGGCGATCCTCCTCATCATCCTGCTCTTGTTCGTCAGCCATCAACTCGGCGTCGGAGGCGGTGCGAGGCTCTTTCCACGATGAATATTTGCAGGGTAGCGTTATCATGGACTTCCGCATATGGGACGCGCACCACTCCGCTTCGAAGCACTGACCGGACTCGAACCCGCTTGGCGGAAGCCGATGAGTTGGATCGAGATCGCCATCCTGGTGCTGGTGGTGTTCGGAGTCATCTACATCATCCGGGAGTTGAGGCAATGAGCTGGCTCGACGCGCTCCTGCTCGCCGTGATCGCCCTCACTAGCATGGCGTTTTTGCTGGGGGAATTGCCGTGAAGCTACACGTACGCCCATCGCTTCCGATTCACGATCAGGCATACGTTGGTCGCCGCGATCCCAAACTTGGCGGCGATTTCTGGCTGACTGTACAACCCCGTTGCGAACATCCTTCTGATCTCGATAACGTCAACCTCGGTCAACTTCGCGTTTCCGTGCCGCTCTCCGCGCGACGAAAGCTCCGGATGTGTCCGGTAGAGGTGATCGGTCTTCCACTTCATTCTCCCCTTGGACTGGCAGTCGCGGAAGTTCTCGGTCGCGGTGCCTGCAAAAAGGTGGTTAGGATTGACGCACGCCCTTACATCACATTTGTGGCAGACGAAGAGCGGGGCGGGATCGTACCCGTAGCCCAAGAAAAAGGCGATTCGGTGGGCGTAGATATTCCGGCTCTTTCCTTCCGATCTAATGCTCATGAATCCGTAGCCGGTACGCATCTTGCAGCCCGTCCAGATCCAGCAGGCATCCGGCCCAGCGCTTTGATCGAAGTGCGACCGGTATCGAGCAAGATATTTGTCCGCGATTTGCGGCAGCAACGTACAATCTGTTTTAGCCATTGGGCCTCCATGAAAGGTTCAATCGGTCAAGAGCCGCTGCGGCGCGTCAACGCTGCGCGGCTCGCTCCATTTTGTCAGGAGGCAGCGTGACCGGCAAGTTTAAAATTCCGTTCGATGGGGACGTGCATCAGGAAATCCTAGAGAAATTGCTGCACATGTTTAGCTCCTCCAGGAACAGGATGAGCAGCCGTCACGAAAAATGGAAGAAAGCTGAAGATTTGTATAGGGCTTACCTACCAGAGACTGAGGCATCGTCCAAAAAGCAAAGAGCGCGTGAACAGGGTAGCGCTTCACAGTTTAGTGAAGTCATTTTGCCGTATAGCTACGCGCTTGCTTTGACAAGTCACACGTATGCCACGAGCGTCTTCCTCGGACGCGATCCAGTCTGGCAATTCCGCGGCCGGCACGGGGAGACCGAGCAGTCGACGCAGTGCCTCGAAGCCCTGATCGCCTACAACCAGGACATCGGCGACATGGCGACCAACGAGTTCATCTGGCTGCTCGACGCCATCAAATACGGCTGCGGCGTAGTGGGTTCGGATTATGCGAAGGAATACCAAATCTTCAGTGAGTACGTCCCTATGGCGCCTACGCTTGGGGGAATCGACCTCGGTGCGGATCCGAAATGGGAACTGGTGGAAGAGCGCGTGGAAGGCTACTGCGGTAACCGGCTCACCAACGTGCGCCCCTACGATTGGTATCCCGATCCCGGTGTACCTCTCGTCAACTTCCAGGACGGCGAGTTCTGCGGCCACACGATGATGATGGGTTTGGAACGCCTCCGCTCGATGAAGACCGAGTGGGATCTGTTCAACCTCGAACAACTCGAGGGCGGCATGGGTGTAGGCGGCAACAACATGGCCCCTTCTACGGCTGGCAGCCGGGATAACATGCTCGCCGCCGAAAAGGTTTGGGATCCCAAGGATCTCAAGGGCGGCAAGGTCGGCATCTTCCGCGTCGTCGTCAACGTGGTGCCGGAGGCGTGGAAGCTTCCGGGCAAGTACTACCAGAAGTGGGAATTCCTGGTGGCGAATAACTCGGTCATCATCAAAGCCAGTCCCCTCGGACTCCGTCACTGTAAGTTCCCCTACGACGCCATCGCCTGGGAGACCGACGGCTACGACTCCTCGACGCGCGGCATGATGGAAGTCACCAAGCCGCTGAACGACGTGATCAATTGGCTCTACAACACGCACATGTTCAGCGTGCGGCGTTCGCTCAACGGCAACCTGATCATCGATCCCGACCGCATCAATGTGAAAGACTTGATCGACGGCGGACCCGGACGGATCGTCCGCATGCGCCCCGGCACAGGCTATGGCACCGACGTGCGCTCCGCCGTCGCCGAACTGATGAACGTCGACCCGACCCGCGGGCATCTCTCCGACACGCAGTTCACCGAAGGGCTGATGCAGCAGATCACCGGGAGTAACGATTCCCTGATGGGTTCGCTCGGGCGTGGGCGAAAAACGGCGACGGAAGTACGCACCGCCGCCGCGCAGGGGGCGAACCGCATGAAGACCTTCTGCGACTTCGCCAGCGCGCTCGGCTGGTCGCGTTTGAGCCGCAAAATGGTGGCTAACTTACAACAGTTCTACGACCAGGAGAAGATGTTCCGCATCGCCGGCGACCTGATGCAGGGCACCAAATTCGTCAATGTCGATAAGACGATGATCACCGGCGAATTCGATTACGTTCCCGTCGATGGCACGCTGCCGGTGGATAGGTTCGCGCAAGCGACTTTATGGAAGGAAATCTTCTCGGTGATCGGGAAGAACCCGCAGATCGCCCAGCAGTACGACATCTCGCGCATCTTCGGGCACATGGCTTCGCTGGCGGGTTTGAAGAACATCACGCAGTTCCGGATCACGCCGGACGAGGCGGCGATGCAGCAGGCGCAGGCCGGAAATCTAGTCCCCGCGGGGCAGGCAATGGGAGGCGGTGAAGGCGGTGGCGGATACCCCGGAACAAGTCCGACAGCAGCGATTGCAAGCATGGTCAACGGAGCTGGCGGAGCACCGCAATGACGTCACGCACCTTGAAGCTCTTGAGCAGCACCCAGGCTGGCGTATATTGCGCCGTGAGCTCGGAGCCATTCTTCGTTATAAGCGCGATGAGCTTGCGACTAAGCCCCTGGTGGGAGAGCAGCTCCAACAATCCGCAATCCTCCAGGGATATTGCGAGGGGCTTGACATGGCCCGGCAAGCTCCCGAGCGCTTTGCCGAAAACTGGCGCAACGCCATCGAAGTATTGAAACGAGAGATTGAAAATGTGGAAGAAGAGTAGATTTGATGAAATGGAGTTAGGGCTTCTCTCGGCCGAGGCCGAGGGGGGAGGGGCGGATCTTGGCGGTGGAGGCACCTCCGCAGCCCCGCCTTCAGACAGTTCCGCCTCTCCTCCTCCGTCTTCGAGCGCGCCCGGCAAAGAAACCGCGGCCCGGCAGGAGTCGGTGCTCGCCGACATCATGGGCCACGCCCGCGGGCCGGTGGAGACCAAGCCTCCGCAGCCCGTGGTGCCTTCAATCGGGAAAGGGGCTAACGGAGCGCCGCCCGCCGTTGGTGCGCTCAACGCGCAGCAGCAGCGACCACCGCAGCCGCAGTATCAGCAGGCGCAGCCGCAGGTTCAGCAGCAAGCTCCGCAGCAATACGCGCAGCAAGCTCCGCCCATGACGCAGCAGCAGCAAGCGGCTCAACACGCGCAAGTGCGCGACACGGTGCGCCAGCAGATTGCTTCTTCTTATCAACTCACCCCCGATCGCGCGCTCATGATGGCGACCGAACCCGAGCGCGTGCTCCCCGATATGGCGGCCGACATCACGCTCAACGCCTACGAGGCGACCGTCGCCACGCTCCAGCAGCAGATGCCGCAGATCATCGCCGAACACCCGCAGATCCGCCAGCAGATGGCGCAGGTGGTTCAGTCGACCATCCAGCAGATGTTTGCCGTGCATCAGGCCGAGAACGACTTCTTCACCGTCAACCAGGACTTGCGGCAAGTGCCCAAGCACGAGATCGACAGAATTTCGGCCCTCTACATACAGGCCAACCGCGGTAATCCGGGACTCACCCGGGACATCGCCACCCGGGAGATCGGCATATTGGTACGCAATATGCTCGGCTTGTCTCCCTCCACCAATGCCCCAGCACCCAATGCTCCACAGCCTCCTGCGGCCCAGC